ATATTGTCAAGTTGTTGGTCACACCGTACCGGATTCTAGAATTACTTATGTTGGAGGAATCAGCAATTTTGACGATGGAGTCACAAATGCAACGGAAATTGTAGTTGCTGATGACATCGCCAACATTGTGCCTTCGGAAGCTGAACGAAATCAAAGCTTCCTTGCGCAGATCATTCGGATTGGTAATAATACGCCAGCCATGACGCGCCAAGCTGAGCTCACCATGAAAGCTCAACATTATTGGCGTAATCGGTTGACAATTGCTACCACCAACGTTCCGAATATACTAGCGCACAAGATTTCAAATAGACCAATTACGATGCTTCGTCGCTTTGAACACGCTGAAGTATTTGTCGATCCGAAATATGCGATCGAAGCCAGTGGAGCTATCGATGTGTCCAAGGTAGGACATGTCCAAGGTAGTGCGGGAGAAATCCTAGCGCCTATGCACTTAGTGCAGTTGTTCCATTGGGAAGAATCGGGTCCTAATCACCAGTGCAAACGGGTGAATGATGGTCCCGTCATTACATTTCCGGAATATTTGAAATACTACGCAAACCAAATCCAAATCAAGCACACGCGACAGACACGTTACATCGGTAATCTTGCACGAATGAAGATCACCGAACACTGTCCCGAGTGTTTCGCACCCAAAGCATTTGGTTGGTGCAAGCACGTCACAGAGGATGTTGTACCCGAATCAGCAGCGATGTTATCACACCTCGCCACTTCGGGTCTTCACGAGTCAATGTATTGGCTTACAAATCTGGTGCTGCGCTTCAACCTTCCGTCCCTCTTTCCAACATTGGAAGCATTTTTGGGACTGGTTGCGTTAACTGGTTTGGCCTTCATTATTGGAGGAAATCACATTCAGTTCGGAACGACTGAGATGCGAGCACTGTGGTACTTGATTGGATTCCTTTCGTTGAGTGCTATAGTTTTCTATCTCTCTTTCGCCTGGTCTTTTGAAATGGGTCTGTTCGTCTGGACCCTGTGGCTGTTAGTGTCTGTTGTTCTTGGCAGTATTGGTATTGCCAGAGCTATTTTTAGACATGTCACAGAAGACATTCGGCGACGTTGCCGTCCGAATATAGATGTGAATCCTATTCTCAGAGGTGTTGCGTACCTCAGCTCCATTATCGTCATCATCAAGGTATGTTTGTCGATGCGGGGCATGTTTGAGAATAGAGGTATCAAAGCTGAAGGAAATTTGCAGCCCAAGAGTCTCGAAGAGATCGAATCTCGGAACAAGGAAGGTTCTGAGTGGGATCGCGCGACGATTCAAAAAGCTGCACCTTTCGGTCGTCCTATGACCATGACAAAGACCCAAGCGCTCTCTCGCATGGCTTCTTGTGTATGGCGCTTCCGTATGGAAAGTGGTTGGCAGAAAAGTATTGGTTCTGTTTTCTTTATTTCATCCCAGTTGAGCATTATTGCTGGACACTCCTGGGAGAAGATGCAGGAGATGGACCTTGAAAAAGCCAAAATCTACTTCTGGAAGAAGGCTGACCAACTCGGAGAACAATTTTCGACCCATATTGTAAAAAATGTAGATATTCTCATCAATGGTAAGAAAAGTGATCATGTTCTCCTGAAACTCAGCTCTGGTCCGATGATGCCTCAAGTTGTTGACTTCTTCCCTGAACACAGGAACCACAAGTGTGCGTTTTCTATGGTTTTTAGGGACGAGGACGGCAATTTGACGTTTCCGCATAGTAAGTACAACAATGGTGTCTACTCAGTCAAGGGACTGTGTGGATCTTGGAGTGGATCAAAACATACGCTAAGTTCGCCTTCAGCGGCTGGAAATTGTTCCTCTCCTGCAATCTCGTGGGACAAGCCCCACTCCATTGTTGGTCTTCACTCTGCTGGAAGTGGCGTCGGCAATACAGGAGTTACTTTCTGTCCTATCCGCTCTGAGATTGAGGCCGCAGTTGAAAAGATGCGATTTGCCTCTATGTCGCCTGAAGGGCTTGACATTTATCCCACAGCGTTGACGGAGTCACCAAACCTTAGCCCTTACGGCGAGGTCAAAGCGACTCTGAATCCTGAGGCACCCGAAAAAGCTGCGGTTAATTGGTGCCCCGAGAACGGAAAGACTCTCACAACTTTTTTCGGGGATGATCCCCATGCTCGCATCACTCCCTCCTCTTCGATTAGGGATTCCATCATGAAGCCCTTGTTGGCTAAAGCTGGATGTAATGTGAACTATGGTCCCCCGAGGTTCAACTCAAATCGGACTCATTCGACGTACTTGAATATTCGTCGCACAGCGATGACAGACATTCCTCTCGATATTATGGAGATGGCTGTACGTGATTATCTTGATCCGATTGTGGAAGAGATCAGAGAGCTTGGTATTTCCAAGAAGTCTTTTCTCCCTCTTTCCGAGGTGTTAAATGGAAAGAAAGGAGAACGATTCATCGGTCCTATTAAGGAAGAGACTTCAGCGGGATTTGGCTTAAAAGGCGCCAAGGAACGTTATTTGGACATTTCATACGATGAGAAGGATGGGAGCAAATGGTTTGATGCTCATCCTGAAATCGTAGAACGTTTTGAAAACATGATGGCACAATACCGTCGTGGTCGAACGAATGGAATGGTCCTACGTTCTGCTCTGAAAGACGAAGCAGTTGAATACAGCCCGGAGACGAACGCACCTCTCAAGGTGGATCGTTTGTTCATGAGCTGTGGTATGGCTGATGTCTTTTGTCAGAAGTCAATGATCGCTCCCGTTGCTCAGGTTATGCAGAGTCTTCCTCTGTTGACCGAGCTTGCAGTCGGTATCAATTCTACGACTGGCGAGTGGGACCAGATCTACCAGCACATCATCGCGTGGAACCCCGATGGTGTGCTCGAGGGTGACTTCAGTAAGTATGATGTTCGTCTTAGCGGACAACTCATGCGTGCTGTCTTTTACATCATCCTCATTATCGCCAGAGAACTTGGTTACTCTGTGGAGGAACTGTCAGCGATGGAAG